CGCGACGACCCACGCTCGCCGGCGGAGCGCAAGCTGCTCTGCGGCGATTGCTGGCCTAACGATGGAGCTGAACCGCATGCCCCTCGCTGACCCTTTCCCGGCCGCCGACGCCTCGCGGGGCATGTCGAGTTCGAGCGACGGGTTATGCGCCGTGGTGGAGCCTCGCATGGTGGCGGCGCTCTACGTGGAGCCGAAGGGATGCTATGTGGGAGTGCCAGGCGTTGACCCGTGGGACGAAGCGCGCGATGCGCGCACCTACGCCGGCCCGCACCCGGTTGTGGCGCACCCGCCCTGCCAGCGCTGGGGCAGGTTCTGGCACGGCAGCACGCGCAAGCCGCACCAGTACAAGCTGGGCGACGATGGCGGGTGCTTTGCTGCGGCACTGGCAGCGTTGCGCAAGTGGGGCGGCGTGATTGAGCACCCTGCCGACTCGCACGCTTGGAAGGCGTTTGGCCTGTACCGCCCCCCGCGCAACGGAGGGTGGATCTGCGCAGACCTAGAACCGCTGCTTTGGACTTGCTGCGTCTATCAGGGCCACTACGGGCACCCGAGCGGTAAAGCTACATGGCTTCTTGTCGGCGGCGTTCGCGCACGCGATTTGCCAGAGCTGAAGTGGGGCAAGACCGAGCAGCGCCTGCCCCACTGGATGATCGAGCGCTACGGCTACGAAAAGGCCAGGCGCATCGGCGTGGTGGCGATGGTGGGCGGGAAGAACAAGACCGCGATCCGCAACGCCACGCCGGAACCTTTCCGCGACCTGCTGCTGTCGATCGCGCGGCAGGCGCATAACCAGGAGATCACCGGCGCGTAGCGTCCGGTGGATCGGACGTTAGGCACCAGGACACGGAGAACCACAATGAAGATTCTGTTTCTACCCTCGAGCGCGCAGCGCCGGCGGCGCAACGGCGAGCCCATGCCGAACCGGCTGTTCCTCGCCGACGGGACCGAGCTGAAGGGGCTGACCCACCTCGAGGCGGTGATCGAGCCGGAGTGGGACAGCCTGGAGACGACGACCATCGATGTCCCACCGGAACGGAGCATGGGGGGGATGAGCCGCACCGTGATCACCAAGCTGACCCTGACGTTCGGCCCGAGCAAGGTGGTCCGGGTCGACCGCGTGCCGACCAGGCGCCGGCGCTGAGCCGCCTACTTCAGCGCGCGGTACTGCCGCTCGCAGACGTCGCGGGCCCGGGCGGTACCGTCTGCAAACTCGATAGTTCCCGCTTCAGCTTCGTCCAGCCTTCTGCGCAGGTAGGCTGACAGATCACGGGCCGCGGTGGCTCCTTCGCCTCCTCCGCTAGATCCGGGATCGCCGCCACAGGCCCGGGCCTCAAGAACGGCGAGACGGTCACGCAGCTCGCCAGCAGCAGACTGCTGCTCGAGCAGAGCAGCGCGAGCACGCGCCGCGGACTTCCTGGCTTCATCGATCGCCCCCTTCTTCTCCGCCTCGCGGCGCGCCGTGTTCGCCTTGGCCTCGGCGGCGCTGGCCGCCTGTGCGGCCGCCGCGGCGACCTCCGCCTCCTGGAACTTCGCCCGCTCGCTGCGCGCCGCGTGCCGGTTGACGCCGCCCCAGATGAGCGCGGCCGCCAGCGCCCAGACCCACCAGCGCACGCCGCTGGCCAGCCCGAGCACGGAGCCGATCAGTCCCACTCGGCCTCCTGCCCGATCGCCTCGAGGTCCGGCAGGTCGACCGTCTGCCCGGCCAGCTCGTGCCGGCAGTCACCGCAGTAGCGGATCTTGCCCTCCACGATGAAGTAGTGGCAGAGCCCGACCAGGTGCACAGACGGGTGGAACGTCGGCCGCTGCTGGTCGCCATTGAAGGACCACTTGTGCCCGTTCGCCTGCCCGCGCGAGTCGGTCGGGATCACGTGCATGCCCTTGCAGCCCGGGCAGTAGTGGCGCCAGGCCGGCGCGATGGTCGGATCGGAGTAGACGACCTGCTTAAGTTTCACGACCAGCCCTCGCGCCGCTGCTCGCGCCGCTTGGAGAGAATCCAGAAGCCCACCCCGACCAGGACCACGGCGAGCAGCGCGCCAGGCGGGAGCCCCAGGAACTCGGCCACCGTGCCCACGGAGCCGCGGATGGCACCCAGAGCACCCCGGACCGGCTCCAGCGCCGCCGTGAGGCCGCTGGCTGCCGTGCCGACCTGCTCCAGCTGCGGAGCGACCTCGCCCACGGCGGTGACGGCGCCGGCGGCGATGGTGACCACGGAGCCCTGCGCGATCGGGGAGCGGGTGAGCTTGGACTCGCCGTCAACCGCCTGTGGCATACGCTGCTGCGCCTCGTCTGGTTCGCGCATCATGTAGATGCCAGCCTCGCGCTGGCGCCGCTCTTCGAGGACCGGGTGCACTTGAAGTGGCGCCCCCTTCCTGGGGCGGTACTTGTTCCACAGTCGGAAGGCACGCGCAGCGCCGGCGTAGTCGCCCTTTCGGTGCAGACGGATCATCGATGAACCGCGCAGCCCTGGCAGGCCGATGTTGTAGGCGCAGAGCACCAGGCCGACGAGCTGGAAGGTCGTCGCGATGCCGTCAACCATCTCCATGACCTCGGCCATGTACCGATCAATCTCGACGCTGAGCATGCGGTTCATCTGGTCGCGGGTGATCGGCGGATCGCTCAGTTTCACTTTGCGTCCGTCGAGGTATGTCGTGGCACCGACACCCACAGTCGGGACGCCCGCGTCGCACAGGTAAGGCCTGAGCCTCTCACCTTCTTCAGAGCGCAGGTGGCGATCCAGTTCGCGCTTCGCTAGCTCTAGGTCTGCCATGCTGATATAACTCCCATATGGCAAAGGTTGAAGAGTGGCGCACCGTCGAGTCCAAGGGACTGACTTGGATGGTCTCGTCGCACGCGAGAGTGAAAGCGCCGCCGCATCAGACGCCATACACCAGGGTGCGAAATGGCAAAGTGTCGACGTTCAGCAGCAGCTTTCCGGAGAGAGAGATCAGACCGTGCGTGGCCCGCAACGGATACCTCGAGGTGGCGGTCCTGAAGCAAGGCAAGCGCGTGAAGGAGCGCGTGCATCGGCTCGTCGCTTTGGCCTTCTGCCCTGGCTTCCAGGATGGTCTGACGGTCAACCACGTCGATGGCAATCGGCTGAACAATCGTCCCGAGAATCTGGAGTGGGTGAGCCTTGCAAGGAACACCCAGCATCAGTGGGAAATTGGATTGATTGACCTCCGGGGCGAGAAGTCTCCGATGGCGAAGCTGACCAGCAAACGCGTCGTCTACATTCGCCGACTGCTCTCTCAGGGGATCCCGGCTCACACCCTCGCGATCGTTGCGGGCGTCAGCCAAAAGACCATCGTGAAGATTCGTGACGGCGGCGGATGGCCGACAGTGACATCGCGGCGGCCGGCTGTCGCCTGACAGCCTTGTGGGCATCACGGCTCGCTCCTGTTTCCGCCGTGCACGTGGCGCATGTGCTTCGGCGACAGCGGACGGGGCCGCTCAGTGCCCGACGGCGGAGCGTAGCGCCACCGCGAGAGGCTGAGCAGAAAGAAGATCAGCACGCCGGCTGCGACAGACGCTGTGCCCCAGGCGGCGAACTTGGTGAAGGACAGCAGAAACGCGTTGAACATGCCGAGCGCGAGCGCGGCGTGCTGAACGAACACCCGCAACGCGGTGACGCCTCGCATCATCTTCTCGATGCGGCACGAGATGATCACGCACCCGACCACCAGCATGGCGTCGGCCGCCACGGTCGGCAGGTTGCCGAGCGTCAGTTGGAACAGGATCAGCAAGACGTCGCCGCCGCTCATGGCTTCTCCTCCTTCTGCCCTTGGAGTGCCTGCCATTTCGAGTACAGCAACCGCCCGAACGCCGCCCACTTGTCAGGTGCCGCGGAGATCAGGAACGCCACCGGCAGCAGGAACCCGGTGAACGAAGCGTCCGTGAAGTCGACCAGGCGCTGCGCCAGGAACTGCGACGCCGGAACGGTCACGCCGATGCAGATGATGAGCGTGATCAGCGCATAGACCCACGCCGGCAGCTTTGAGTCCATGTCGCGCCGGTAGAGCCCGACCAGGAGCCCGGCGAACCACCCGAGCAAGATCAGCGCGTAGGCCGCCAGGAACTGCCCTGCGCGCGGGCCCCAGAGCAGGCCCGCGACGGTCAGCGTCGCTGCCCAGAGCGACAGGTCGAGCTCAGGCCCGGGTGGTGGTGCGGCCATAAAGGCTCCGATAGACGTAGATGGCAAGCCAGAAGATGACCACGATGCCCACGGCGCCGAGGTCGAGATCCAGGCGCGCGCTGCAGATGGAGTGCCCGACAGGAACCGGCCACGGACGCACCATGTAGGCGAACGAGCAGAGTGCGACCTGCACCTCCTCGATCGACCACCATAGGGCCACCAGAGTGACCGGCGTCGACCGCGGCACCAGGCTGACCACCAGCCAGACCATGCTCAGTAGCGCGAGCGCCCCCAGCGCCTTGGACGCCAGGCCGCGCAGCTCGGGCGGCCACGCGTCGTAGAGGTAGTGCCTCGCCCCCATGACCAGGAGCAGCACCACAGCGACATCAGAGCGGTTCGCTCGGACCACCGCCGCCACCTTGCGTGACCTTCGTGTCGAGCTTGCCGCGCAGCGCGAGCAGGACTTCGGACCAGGTGCGATCACCACGAAGGCGATAGGCGGCGGCCGCTGCTCCGATCAGGAGCCCGACCACGAAAGCGATCAGTGCAAGCATGAGGCTGACCTCCGGGAGTTGCGGTGGCGCGGATTATCCACCGGTCGGCGCGTCGATGAACGTCCGCAGGTCGATCGTCGCAGAGTCCTGCACCAGGCCTGTGGCGGTCTCGCGGATCTCGAAGAACAGGATTCGGATCGCGGCGCGGTCGGTGGACGCGTCGACATAGCCGGTGGTGAGCTCCCAGGTGCGCGCAGTCCCGAGCGTCTCCCAGGTGCCAACGGTCCCGGTGAAAGTCACAGGAGAACCACCGTCGACCGAGCTGACCACCGTCGCGCGCACCTCGTACAGATCCGCCAGCGTCGGCTCGATCTCGCCGTACAGGTTCCATTCGCCCACCGGCGTCGGCGGCAGGTAGAGCGAGCTGGCCAGCGTGGCGTAGGAGAGCAGGCCGGTCGCGCCGAACGTGACCGAGCAGCGCAGGTCGCCGGAGTAGACGGTGGAGTCGGTGACGTCGTAGACCGCCGCGTCGAGGATCCGCGGCACAACCAGCGTGCCACCACCGGTGTCGACGCCACCGGAGTCGTCCGGAAGCCCGACGGGATCCTGGATCTCGCCAGGGCCGGGCAGCAGCGCGTTGTCGGCGGTGTGCACGCGCTCGTCGTCGATCACGCCGCTGATCTCGAACAGCTGCGCACCTTCATCCGCGAGGCCGCCGTCGGTGATTGCCTGGACCTTCACCAGCTCGCGCGAGCCGAGCAGCGGCCCGAGCAGGAACTTCGGACGCTCCCGGGTACCGTCGTCGAGCACCAGCGTGAACCCGGGGCCATCCGACAGCGTGACGTCGTACGAAGTCGGGCCAGGAGTCACGCGCTGGGCATCGGTGAGCAGCCCGTCGTCCTTGATGAACGTGATGTACAGGTCCCCGGCGTCCCAATCGGGCTCCTCCGACAGGCCCATCACCAGCGAGCCGGAGTCGTACTCCACGACGTCGCCAGACTGCGCGTAGCCGACCTGATCAGGCACCAGCGCCACAGGCGACATGTAGGCCGGCAGCATGCCCTGCATTTCGGTGGTGAAGGACGCCGCGCGCGTGCGGTAGGCAAGGTTCGCAGCTTCGTACAGGCCCTCGCGCTCGGCATGCTTGGCACCGACGATTCCCTCGAGCCGCTTGTGCACGGGGTTGGACATGTCGGACAGTTCCACACCGGGCATGGGGCAGAGGATCTCGGTCCACTCGTTGGTCCGGTGGTCCTGATACTCGACGATGATCCCGTCCGGGCTGTTGCGAGAGCGCAGCTGCTCCGACACTGCGATGCCCGGCTGGCAGTTGCGCGGCGTGAATGCGGTGACCGGTGCGTCGACGAACTCGTCGCGCGCGATGCTGATCACGCCGTTTCGCCGGAAGACACGAGAGCGACCAGCGCGAGCAATGAGCTGCGCCGCGTCCCACCCGTTGACGGTGCTGTCGAAGACGTAGTCGAAACGATCCTGGCGCGCATCCGCCTGCACCGCCAGGTCGTAGAAGGACTGCAGGTCGATCCGCGCGTCGGGCTTGTCCATGCCCCAGGTGCTCGAGGCGATCAGGTCCAGGCACCACCACACCCAATTGCGGGTGTGCTCCTCGGCATTCCACGTGAGGTCGGCGGCCAGCGTGCGGCAATAGGCCTGACAGATCAGCCGCAGGTCCCTGCTTGCCGATTGCGAGAGCTGGCTAGAGGCGCGCATGACCACTTCGAAGTGGGCCGCTTCCGGATTGAGGCGCGCCGGCTCCGCGAGGTAGGCGCGAAGCCCGATCCAGGCGAGCTCGTGCAGCGCCGACGGATCGGTGTCCTGAACGTCGGTGCGCACCAGGCGGACCTCGACGCGGGCCGGCGAAGGCAGGGTGTAGCGCTCCGACCAGCGCTGCGGTGTCGCGGTGAACGCCGTGCGCGACTCGTTGGCCAGCGTGGTCCAGGGCCCGAGGACCTGACCGAAGTCGTTGATCTCGCGGTACTCGACGCGCCAGGTGACGGTCAGCGCACCGGTCTTGCCCAGACCCCGAACAGCGGAGACGTCGATGCCGATGGCGGTGCAGGTTCGCCGCGCAGCGCACGCCGCGTAGCCGCCGACGAAGCGTCCGGACTCGAGGGTGGCGGAGGACACCTCCACCGCAGTGGTCACATTCGCCAGGACCTCGGTCGGCTGCACGCCAGGCGCGAGGTACGTCGCGCGCACGACGTCGGCGAAGCGGGTGATCGGGGTGTTCCCGATCTTGGCCACCACGTTGTGGTTGCCGATGCCCACGGCGAACAGCGCCAGGAAGTATTGATCGTTGTCGAGGTCCGGGTCGGCATCGGAGTCGCCGGCGCGCGGGCGGTATTCGAAGTAGGGCTGGCTGGCGTAGGGAGGCGTTATCTCACGCTGCCCGCAGATTTTCCAGATCGGCTGGTCGAGCCGGGCCTCGTTGCCCTGCACGCTGGTCGAGAACGCGTCGCCGGTCGCCTGGGGCCGCGGGATCGCCTCAGGACCCACCGGTGGCAGGAGGATGTTGATCGCGGTCGACCCCGCCAGGGCGAACAGGAACCCAGGGATGCCTCCGATGAAACTGCCGGCGATCGCCACCGCCACCTGCAGCACGCCGCGCAGAGTGTCCCGATCCTGGGGCACATCGTGCCACTCGATGACGTCGCCGGGCTGGGTCAGGCTTTGCCAGGACTCGCGCAGCAGCCACTCGCCATTCACGCGGCAGACGAGAATGCCGGCGTTCTTGGGGGCCAGCGAGGCGATCGGCACCCCGACCGGAACCGGCTCCATGTCGGCCGGCCGGAGCTGCTGCAGGGGGACCGGCGCGAAGCCGCTGACGGGTTGCAGGTTCACTCGCGCCTCCACAGCTCGGCGGTCATGCCGGCGACCGCCTCTCGCCAGTGCTCGAGCACCACGCCACGCTCGTGCATCGCGTGGAGCACGCGCAGCCCGCCGTTGACCCGCACCACCAGGCCGCAGTGCAGCCGAACCAGCGAACGCATGATCACGATATCGCCGTCGGCCGGCGGAGTGCCGCTCGGCACTCGATGCATCGATGCACAGCGCGCGCTGGCCAGGATGGCGTTGGAGTTGTTCACTGACGCCGGCGCGTTCTCGTCGATGGCGACGTCACGAAGACGGATCTGGTGCACGTGCGCGAAGACGTGCCGCACCAGCCCCCAACAAGAGAATGCCGCGGGGCCATCACCACCTGCATCCTTGGCGTAGGGCAGACCCACGTACTGCGCGACCCAGCCGTTCATCGCTGCAGCCCCGGATACTCGGCGCGCCGGAACGTGATCGCCGGCACGGCCAGCGCGCCGTCGTCATCGAACTGCGCGGAGATCTGCAGGGCGGACCCGACCATGTCGACCGAGGTCAACTCCACCTCGAGCGGCGGCAGCAGCGCTGGCCCGGAAAGGTCGTCGCTGGCATAGACCCGCTCGATGATGATCCACGGATCCAGAGAACCTCGAGCGACCTCCAGGAGCGGCCTCATCATGCCGGCCAGGTCGGGCCGCGACATTGAGATCTTCGGCGACTCGGGCTGGTCGGATTCCTCCGGCCTCGTGACGGTCATCGGGCACGACAGGAACTCGACCTCGGCAGCTGGGTTGCGCGCCGCGGTCGGCTCGGTGAACGCCGACAGGTCCGCGTTGTCGTTCACGAAGTAGACCGGCGACGTCAGCGTCGGATGCCAGAGCTCGTAGCAGTAGAGCATCTGCCGATAGATCGGAGCGACGGCCGCCGCCTCCTGAAGGGCTTCCGCAAGCGTCACGCCGCGGCGAACGATGTCTGGCATGGATCAGGCCCAGGTGATGCCGATGGCGTCGACTGCGAACGCCGCAGCAGCGCCTCCACTGGCGATGGTCTTTGCCGCAGCGAGAGCACGCCAGAACATCAGGTTGCCGGCTGCGATGGCGTCGAGCAGCTCCCCGTGCGTGGCCACGCCTTGGTCAGCCGTCGGCGCCGGAAAAGTGACAGCCGCACGGTTGCCGATGCGCCCGCCTGTTCCAGAGCTCGGATCGGTCGACAGGTCGCCCTGCGTTGGCCCCCAGCCGGCGAGCGTTGACGGGATCGCCTGCCGAGCGTAGCCGCCAACACCCGGCTCGAGGCCGCCGGCGGCGTTGGTCGGGGTGGTGGTGGTGTAGGCCGCGTAGAGGTTCGCCGGCCAGACATAGGCCTCGTCGCGCCAGATCAGGTCGATCAGGCGGTTGGCCAGGTAGTCGGACATGCCGCCAGAGACGCCGAAGTCGAAGATGATCGTCCCGGGGTCGAACGAGATCGCCTCGTTCTCCGCGACGGTGCGCGGATCCATGTCAGCCCACGCAAACAGGTTGGCGCCATCGAACAGCCCGACGGCGATCGCCGGACCGCTCCAGCCACCGGCACCGCCAACACCGAAGTCGATCAGGCTGTTGTTTGAAGTCCGGTGCGAGGTTCCCGAGCTCACCAGGGTGGTTGCGGCGCCCTGCGTGCCCGCCCACTCGGTGAGGCTGCGAGCAGAGGACTGGCCAGCGTAGCCAGTCCCCGTCACCTTCGTGTGCGCGGAGTCGGACACCGCAGTCAGTAGGTGCACCGTCCAGTTGGACGCGAGCGTCAGGCCCTCGCCGCGCGCCATGTCGGCGAGCAGGTTCTCGGCGTAGTTGGTGAGATGCGACATCACTCCCCCTGAACATTCCAAGCGGTGAAGCCGGCCGGCACCGCGTAGGAGAAGCGATCGGTCCCGGTTCTGATCCGGCAGCTGTACGTGCTCTCGATGTCGTCTCCGAAGAAAGAGAGCCAGAAGTCGGCGGTGAGCCCGGTGATGGCGAACCCATCCGTCCCAGCCGCTGGGTCGGCACCGCCCAACCAGGCGCCATTCTTGCCGAAGTAGATGAAGTTCGAGAACGCGTCCAGCGCGATCATTATCACGTCGTTGGAGTTGATCGCCCCCAGGTTGTCGACGACCGCACCGTCGACGATGACGTCGCCGCTCAGGTCGATGGCGGCGCCGTTTGACCCGCTGCCAGGATTCGACCTGGAAACACCGCACTGCACAGTCGACGCCCCGCCTTCGAACGCGTCGAACACCGGCACCAGCTCCGCGTAGTACTTGCCGTCACCCAGAGAACCTTCGGCGGCCTCGATCGACACCACGGTCGCAGGAGCGGAGAAGGTGGCGGTGAAGTCGCCGTCCGTGAAGACCACGGTGCCCAGCTCGTTGGCGCTGTTCCACGGATTGGACGGCGGCCCGGAGTTGGGCCCGTCGATGACCGTCAGCCCGCGGCCGCGCTGCTCGAGCACGCCCTCGATGCGCCAGCGGCCACCAGGAACGAAGCGCCAGCGAGGCTGCTGGATGAAGCGGAACACCGCCCCCACGCGGCCCTGCGGCAGCGGCCAGGTCGCGTTGAACCAGGCGCCGCCCTCGTAGATCTGCACGCGCCACCATTCCTCGAAGATTGCCGCTTCGGCCGGAGAGAGAGGCGGCCAGGTCGCGCGGACGGTGGCGAGCCGATCGGTGGAGAGCGCACGCGCCTCGCGCGGCCGGTCAGCGTTCGAGAACTGCGCGCGCTCGAACGGAGTGACCGTCTCGGTTTGCGGTACCGGCAGCGTGGTCGGGTAGTCGGTGGCCATTTCAAGAGGTCTCGTCCACGAAGCCGTCGAGCGCGACGTCGATCTCCATCGCCAGATCGGCCGGGATGGTGGGAGTTGCAGCGCCGAGCAGCGGCGCGCGGATCTCCATCGCCAGAGAACTGAGGTCCGGACCTTCCTCGAACGGGCCCTCGATCAGGTACAGGCGCCCAAACACCCGCCCGCGACCATAGTGCAGCATCTCGGTCTGGAACTGAACCCAGCGCGCGGTCCACCAGGACAGGCTCGGCCAGACGCCCGAGGATGGCCCGGGGCCCTGTGTGGCCACGCGCGCCGCGAACAACCGCGTGCCGGCCTGCAGCGTGCCCTCGTACCACTCGTACACAGCCAGCAGCGCCGCCTCCTCCAGGAACCAGGTGACGTCGACCATACGCTCGGCCTGACTGCGCACCGCGCGCGGCCGGCTGTGCCCGGTCTGCATCTGCACCTGAGCGTAGCGCGAGAGCTCCTCGATCTCGTGCCCGTCCGCCAGGAACACCGGCGCCTCGGGCGGAGCGATGATGGTCGGCAGGGCCATGTCAGACGCCGCCGCGGCGCGGCAATCCGCGATTGAGGGAGAGCCCGGCGGACTTCAGCGCGACAGCGGTCGAACCGGTGCGCGATGAAATGCGGCGATCGACCTCGCGCACGGCAGCATCGATCACGAAGCGGACGTCGCCATTCGATTCGCGCTGCTCCTGGATCCGGGCGCCGTGGTTCTCGATGACGGTGCGCGGAGCGGCACCGCCGCCGAGCATGCCGTTCGGAATGATCCGGCCGCTGGTCGAAGGCCGGAACAGCTCGGGGCCCTTCTCGCCGACCAGGAGCACGCCGCTCGGGTTCGGATTGGCGTCGCCGCCGCCGGCCTTGCGCCCGAGGATCTGCGCGCCGGTCTGCGAGAACGCCGAGTCGCCGGTGGTGATGCCGAGGCCGCCGCCTGCGAACGCCGACACGGCGGACCCGATCAGCTGGCCAATGAGGTCGTTACCGGCCGCCGCAACCGGCTCGATGAGCGGCCGCAGGACGGTCTTGGCGAACTGCGCCTTCAGCTCGTTCAGGAAGATGGTGGTGAGGTCCGACCCCTTGCGGTAGCCGTCCAGGATGCCGGCCTCGATGGAATCGGCCAGCGCGGTCGACGCCTTGCTGCCGGCCTTGGCCACCGCCTCGTCGTTTCGGTTCTCGATCGACCGGCCAATCTTCTTGCCGATCAGCTCCTCGCGCTCGCGCAGCGCGGCGATCTCCGCCTCCAGGACCTGCAGGGTTTCATCGGCGGCACCGTTGGCGGCCCGGCGTGCAAGCTCCTCCTCCTTCAGCGCCCGCAGGCTGCTGATGCGCGCCCGCTCCACTCCGAGGATGCCCAGCTCGTCCAGGCCAATGAGCGCGATCTCCCGCTCCAGCTCCTTGTTGCCTTGGACCAGCGCGTCCAGGTTGTCGAGCTCGGCCTTGGCGCGCGCGGAGAGCGCGCCGACCTCGGCGGTGCGCAGCTCGATCGCCACCCGGGCCTGATCGTTCGCCTTCGCCTGCTCGAGGATGGACCGCTCGAGCGCCGGCGTGATTCCCTTCAGCCGCTTGGACTGGATGTCGTTTAGCGCCTTCTCGTAGTCGGTCAGCTTCTGCACCTGCTCCCCGGACTTCTGCAGCGTCTCCAGATACTTCTGCGCCTCGCTCTGCTTGTCGCCACCGCCGCCAGGCTTCCTCTTCGCGGCGCCGTCGAACTCCAGGCGAGGCTTGCGCGCCAGGCGCGCCGACTCGGCCGCGGATTGGTTGTCGCCGGACGCAGCAGCGGTCGCAGCGGCAGCACGGAGCCGGGCCAGCCGCTGGCTGAACAGCTCCGCGGAGAGCACCTTGTCGATGTCCTGGCGGGCCTCCTCGGCGATCGTGCGCGCCTGCTGGAACTCGCCAGAGAGCACGGCGGCCGCGGCGGCGCCAGCGGACCCGAAGTAGACCCCGAGCGACTGCACCACTCGCCCGACACCCTGCACAGAGTCGGCCAGGAACGCGAAGACGTTTGCGGCACTCTCGGCAAACTCCTTGATCGGCGAGTCGCCGGCGAGCTTGCGGCCGGCGGAGTCCACGCCAACCAGCTCGCGGAAGACCTCGCTGGTGACCTGCGTGAGCTCGTTCAGCGAGGGCAGGAGGTCGGTCACCGCCACCTGCGCATAGGCCTTGAGCGTGGCGGTGAGCTTGGCCTGCCGGTCGGCATAGGCATCGGCCAGCTCGATCTGCTGCTGGGTCAGGAAGACGGTGCGGCCGCCGGCCTCGTCCAGCGCCTTGAACACCTTCAGCTGCTCGGCGCCGGCCCTGCCAAACAGCGCCAGCGCGACGGCGGACTTCTGCGGCCCATCGGCAAAGCCGTTAAACGCCTTGGAAAGCGCGTCGATCTGCGCGACCGGGTCCAGCTTCTTGAAGTCCTCGATCGGGATGCCCAGAGCCGTCAGCGCGGCGCCGGCGGCCTTGGACTCGTCGTCGACCCCCGAGAGGTTCTTGGTGAGCTTGATGGCGGCCGCGGCAATCGAATCGATCTCCACGCCGGCGGTGGCCGCGACCACCGCGAGCGAGGCGAGGTCCTCGGCGGTGGCGCCGGTTTCCTCCTCCAGGTCCTTGAACTTGGCCGCGCCCTGCACCAGCGCGTCGAAGGACAGCGCGACGCCGGCGGTGGCCAGCGCTCCGACCAGCTGCGTCTTGATGGAACCGGCGGTGGAGACGACGTCCTTCTGGAACGCCTTCAGCTGCTTCGAGGCCCGAGCGGTGTCGGTCACGAAGCTGCCCGTGCGCATCAGGAGGTCGACAACGATCGAACCTGCAGCCATTGCTATCCCCTGCCCGGAGGCTTGATGCCGAACGCCGCGAACGTGTTCAGGTCGGCCTGAGTGTACGTACCCTCAACGCCGTCCGTCGACGGTTCGGGCTGGAGCCAGTCCATGCGGGCCTTCACGCCGGCGGTGAACGCGTCAGGATCCAGGTGCGAGCTTGACGCGGAGATCAGCGCCGCGGGCCGGTGGTAGCGGTGCCGATCGTCGAACGGGTAGAGCCGGTGGTATTCAATCCAGGAGTTGAACTCCTGCCGGGTCATCCGGGCTTTCCACTCCTCGACCGTGCGGCCGCCGAGCGCGAGCGCGAGCGTGTGCCAGAACCAGCGCTCGCCTCTGGCTTCAAGGCTTTTCCCACGGCGGTGACCTTCTGGCTGTCGTAGGTGTTCACCTCGAGCAGCGCCGCAAACATCGCCCGGAAAATGGGCCGCTTGAGCAGCGACGCTCGCTCGAAGCTGAGCGCGCGCGACCCGTCGGGGTTGCACAGGCCCTCGGAGAGCAGGCGCGCCGCGGCGGCGCCAGCCACCTCCGGATCGGCGGAGTTGACCTGCATCGCGTACGTCTCGAACGCGGTGTTCGACAGATGCGCGAAGTGCAGGATGTGCTTGGAGCCGTCCGCCAGGCGGATCTCCTTCTCCTCCAGCCCGGAGGGAACGAACCAGGACTCGTCCATGCGACCCCCGATCAGGCCGGGGTGTAGGCGTTGAAGACGACGTCGCCGGAGCGCTGGATCGTCAGCGTGCCGCGCACGATCTCGTTGTTGGCGATGTCGATGTTCACATCGGAGATGTAGCCCTGGAACTCGAACGAGGAACGGCCGGCCGGAGCGGTGATGACGCCGTCGCTGTCGACGCTCGGCGCGAGGGTGCCTTCGGAGAGGCAGGCGATCCAGCTGAGGACCTCGCCGGCCTTCTTCAGCACGAGCAGGTTCTGGTGCGAGTACTCGCGCGGGATCAGGTTGAACGGAACGGTGACCACGCCCGGGTTCCCGAGGCCGCCGGCGAACTCCTTGTCGCCCACGGTGTCCAGGCAGGTCGTCTCGATCTGGTCCTTGGCGCCGCCCAGACCCTGGATGCCGGTCGGGCAGGCAATCTTGATCAGGTCCGGATCGGAGGTGGTCACGGAGTTGTCGACGAAGTACAGCTCGGTGCCTTGGGTCTTCACGGTGCCGACGGTCATGATGGGTCGCCTTTCAGGTGGGGGCCCGCGCGACGGCGAGCTGGGTGGGGATCAGAGCACCGGTCACGCTTCGCGCGCCAGCCAGTAGTCGAAGTCCATGCTGATCCGGTAGAGCCGAGTATCGGCGTCTCGGCGCAGACCACGCAAGGCGGTCATGTGGGTGACCGTCTCCATTTGGTCGCGGATCGCCTGCGCGGCCTGCACGCACTCGGCGTCCTCCCGGGCATAGACGTCGATCTGCACGCCGTCGCGGTCGTGGCCAGGGGTGCCGGAGAGCTGGTTCTCGGGCACTCCAGAGACGAGCAGCCAGGTGGCGTAGGGCTTCACGTTCGCCTGCGACTCGCCGGCCTTGGGCGAAGGGAGCTGCGGCGCCTCGCCCTGGCGGTACAGGCGCGGCCGCGCACCGAAGATGGCACGCACGGTGGGGGACGCCTGCAGGGTGGTGTAGATCGGTGGGAACATCAGCGCGCTCCGTTCTGGCGTGCGAGCTTCCGCACCACCCGCTGGATGGCGGCCAGGAGCTCCTTCTCGATGGTCTGGATGGCCTGCGGCGCCGAGCTGGCGAACGCGGGCCGGAGCCAGGGCTCGGCCGGCTGCTTCTCCGAACCATACTCCAGGAGGTTGGCGGTGGCCAGGGTGGTCGTCTTCGGGCCGGGCCGGTTGTAGGTGAGCCGCTTCACGCGCACCAGGTAGCGCTCGCCATTGCCGCCATAGGGTGGCTTGCCGCGGGTGGCCACCAGCGCCGACAGGAGCAAGCCGGTGCTCTCGTAGTCGTCGGTCCCCAGGACGTCGGTCGAGCGCGCCAGGTTGAGCGACGCTTCTCGGAGAATCACCTGAGCGCCCTTGCGTAGCGCGAACTTGACCGGGCCGCCGTTCTTCGAGACGACCTCGGCCGGCAGCTCCTGCAGGGTTCGCAGGACGCCGTTGAGGCCCTTCAGCTCGAGAACGCCGGAGTAGTCGGCCATGTTGGCTCCAGAATGGAAAAGGGCAGCCTTGTGAGCTGCCCCATTCTATTGCCTGCCTTTCCACTCCGGGAACCGATCCGTCGCGCCTTACCCTGTCACGACATGCCTGCCTTGCCTTACCGTGCTCGTCGTTACCTCGCCACGCCTCGCCCGGGCCTGCCTGGCTCGCCAGTCCGCGTCATGCCCGTCCGGTCCTTGCCACTCCTTGCCCCGCCTGCCTCGCCGTGATCAGCCTATCCTATCCAGGCCTGGTATCGCCTGCCGCGCCCATCCCGACCTCGCGCCGCGTTGCCGCTACTTGCCCGGCCATGCCTGCCTCACCCGGCCAGACCTCTCCGCGCCACTCCGTGCCTGCCACACAACGACTCGCCCAACACCGCCTGGCCCAACCCAGCCTGCCTTGTCTTTCCGTGCCTTAGAAGGCCATGTCTTGCCAAACCTTGTCTGCAAATTCAGGCCCAGCAGCCTGGGCCTTCACCATCGCAAGATAGATCTCGCGAAGCATGGTCTCGCCGTCAGTGCCGGACGCCTCCGCGCGAAGCAGAGCCAGCGCTCCAGCATCGAGCATTGCCTGCGAGACGATGATGTCTTCCATGGCTACTGCTCTGTCGCGGATGCCTGAACTCGATCGCGAAGGTCGACGACAGATCGAACCAGCGATTCGACTTCATCCTCGCACTCCAGCGCCTTGGCAATCTCACGAGCACGTCGAAGCATGTCGGCGACCCGGGAGAACTCGGCCACGATGGCGGCACGCGCAGAATCTGCGTCGCTGCGCAGCGTTGTCGTGCTGACATAGCCCTGCTCGTCATCCGATGCGCTCGGGTCCCGCACATAGAACACCGCGCGCACCGCCGTTCGATCGGTCTTCTGAACGATGCGAATGCTGGTGATGAGCGAGCGAGCCTGGTCGAGCCGGTGGGCATGCGCAGCCTTCTCATCGTCCCACTGAAAGCAGTTGTGCAGCGGGCTTGTGGGATCTTTCGCGTCATCGACCACTGCCGCCGGCGTCAGCCGGCCGCCACCGTCCAGTTCCAGCTCGGCGAGGCGCTGTCTGATTGCTTCGCGTTGATCAGACGTCTTCATGCTGCCACCTTGAAGCCGCGGCGCTTCATCTCGACGTCAAACCAGGCGAGCATCTCGCTCGTCTCGTCGTTGTAGGCCTCCGGCTCCTCGAGCGCCTTCAGCTGTTCAGCACGCCCCTGCGTCGCGCAGATTCGCACGAAGTCCGGGTCATCGGCACTGACCAGGCGGAAGGATCCGTAGGAGCCGGAGCCCTTCTCCTGGCGCCAGTCGCCCACGCCGGACTGGAAGCCGGCCGCGGCCAGCAGGTTGGCGATCGATTGCTCACGCAGCACCGGCTTGGTGAACTCGATGCGCAGCTTGCAGGCCCATTCCGGAACGATGGCGCGCGTCCGGATGTCCGGCGTCTTGTTCATGTCGGCCGAGCGAGTCACCGCCATGAAGACCTTCGGGATTCCGAAGACCGGCAGCAACTCGCCATGGACGTAGACCAAGCGTCCGATCTGCGTGCGCTTCGCACCGGGCATGTCCAGAGCCGCGGTGCCCATTGCCCCCTTGAACGCGGTGGGGAGGATGGCCAGCACCGTCGGGTCGGCTTCGTTCGGCATGCGATAGACCGATGCCCGGAACTCGGCGATCGGATCGTGCTTCATGGTCGACGCCTTCTCGACGGCGGTCTTGCGACCCTTGGGCGCGAGAAGTTCGAACCAGACCTTCTGGGACATGCGATTCATGATGAGAGGACTGCTCCCGAGGATGCAGAACTCCATCAGACCCTTCTGGACCTCCATGATGGAGATCTCGGATTCCTTGACTTGGGGTTTCGTTGCCATGATGGGCTTCCATGAAAGAAGCCCTAGTGAACAGCGTGACCCTTTCGGGCCCGGGAAGACACGGCAAGTACCGCGCACGCTGCTCACTAGGGCCCACTTGTTGTCCGCTTCCCGGCGGATGAACAAATCATGCGGCAGCTAGAGCCTGCCTGTCAAGTAGCATTTAAGCTAGGCCAACGTGCTCGCTTGAAAGCGAACGAGCGGATGCTCTCGCGCCCCGCCGCCGATTCAAAGTCCGACGCTTCGAGCAGCACAAAGCCATGGCAGGCCATCCATTCGATAAGGCCCGCCTCTTCGAAGTAGTACAAGTGCTCGCCGGGCCGGTAGTGCTTGGACTCGCGGATGCGGTCCAGCGACTGCATGATCGGCATCGACAGGAACAGGAACGACCGGAGGTAGACGTGGCGCAGGTACTGCTCCGGCTCCGGCACGTGCTCGAGCACATCCCAGAACGTGTACGCCCCGAAGCAATCCAGGTTGTCGGCCCACCGGCCGGCATCCTTGAGCCACCGTACCGCGGTGGGGTTGACGTCGATGCCGAACGTATGGGGCCGCCGCTTGATGAACTCCCCGGAGCCCACGCCCACGTCGCACACTCGGCCCGGCCCGAAGTGCCGAAGCACGAAGGCGATGCGCCCGGCGTTGATCTGGTCCGCGATCGCCTGCCCCTCGTAGCCGCGGCACTTCTCGAAGTAGTCCTCGCCGTAGTCGACCAGCTGCGACTGGTCGGCTTGGTAGGCCACGCCGTGCTCCGGGCACAGCATGAGGTCGCCGTCTGCTACGGCTGGGAAGGCTTCGATGAATCGGTCCATAGCGCGAAGATATCCATGAACTGCAGCTCGTGCTGCGGCAGCGACATCACGAAGTTGTAGACGTGGTCCAGCTCCGGCTTGCCACGGCGATCGACATCATGGAACAGGACCCGCCCGCACCGGCGGACCAGCTCGAAGTCGTCGCGCACGCGCTGGTCGTGAGCCCCGTCGACGAAGGCGAAGTCGAACTCCAGGGAGTTGATCAGGGCCGCCTTCTCTGCGTCGTCTTTCACAAGGCGCAGCTCGATGTTGTCGATGCCGAGGGCAGACCAGAAGTGCCCACGATTCCAGGACTCGCCCAGCTGCTCGAGGCGACCGTGGTCCAGGTCGATGGTGATGACGCGGTCGACGAACTGCGAAATCTCCGCCGCGCCCACGCCGCGGTAGGTGCCGATCTCCAGCGCAGTCCGCACGCCCTTGCCGGAGAGAAAGTGCTCCATCACGCCGCCGCCCTCGCGGATGCTGAGAATGGAGCGCTTCAGCGCGTGCTGCCCGAACAGGTCGACGATCCGCTGACGCATCGCGCTCATTGAGAAGCCCCCAGGGGCCGCGCCCCGTTGAACCCGACCACGGAGAATGACCACGCCAGGTCGCGCTCGCTGGCCAGGACGTCCCAGAAGCCGAGGTCGATCAGGATGCGCCGGATCTGACCAGGCGACCAGGAGTGCAGGTGCTTTCGGCAGTTCTGCGGGAGCCAGTACTCCATGTCCGGGTGCGGCAGGTAGAGGAACAGCACGCCGCCGGGCTTCAGGCGCGATCGCCAGTGCTCGAGCGCGGCGATCGGGTTCTGCAGGTGCTCGAGGCAGTGGCTGGAGAAGACGTAGTCGAAGGGGCCAGGGGGTAGGGCCATCGCGGAGTGCTCCGGGCCCACGTCGACCGGCGTAGCGCCCGGGAACGGCCATCGGCCAGGCCCGACGTCCACGCCTTCACCCACGCAAAACTGCTGCGCGATCGGCACGATGAACCTGCACGCGTTCCCGTTGCGCAGGTACTCGGGATACAGCCGGCCCTTGTAGTCGAAGATCATCGCTGCTTTCTCCAGAGCGCCAGGCCCACGCCGCCGTAGACCACCTCCTCCGGCGGCAGCCGGCGGACCAGGTTGTAGACAGGAGGCTGCATCGGCAGGCACTCCTGGAACAGGACGCGGCCGCAGCGATTGGTCAGGTTCCAATCGAGCTCCGTGTCCTCGGCATGGTTGCCGTCGAGGTAGGCGAAGTCGAACTCCAGCGATTCGACCACGCGCCGCTTGTGCGCGTTGTCCTCGAGGTCGACGAACTCCACGTTGCGGATGCCCAGGTGCTCGAGGATCTCGTGGCGGACCGGGTTGTGGAAGATATCGACGCTCACCACCCGCCGAAAGAACCGGGAGAGCACCACCGCGGTGATGCCGTTCCACGTTCCGATCTCCAGGCAGGTGTCGCCGCTGACCTCGCAGGTCTGCAGGAACCTCTTCAGCTCGTGAAAGATGCTCGAGCGGCGGAAGACCTCACCACCGAAGCGCTGGTGGATGGCCAGCATGTCCGGGTCGGCGAGGACGATCTGCAGCATGCGCCCAATGCGCTTTTCGGTCTCTTGGGTCCATTCGATCATTGCAGCATGGCGGCCAGGCGCCGGTCGGTGGTGATGGGGATGGGCGACAGGCCGCGCCGCAACAGCTCGAGCTCGAGCTCCGGCACATGCCCAATCGGATCGTTGGCGTCGCCGGGCTTCCACTTCTCGTCGACGTTGTGCACGCCGGAGCTGAAGAAGTCGAAGCCGGTCAGGTGCACGGAAGCCGGAGCGAACGAGAGCACCGTGAGGATGGCGGAGAAGCCCGTGGTGGGCACGTGGCGACCGAGCAGCTCGAAGTGCTCGAGGAACTCGGCGAGCTCGGGCACGTACGTCTCGGTGAACCACCAGGATGCGCGCTGGCGGTAGATCCAGCGGAAGTCGACGCCGGCCAGCTTGTTGTGCCGCTGGTGCCACTCGCTGCGGATCGCGTTCGCGTTCGGGCACTTGCACATGCAGAGCCCAACACCGTCGCGCACAAGATCCTCGGCGCGCTTTCGGATGGCGTTTCCGAAGTAGGAGTAGAAGACGTCGGTGCGGCGGCCAGTCTCAGGCGACAGCTTGTAGTTGTTCACCCGAACGACGACGTCGTGCGCGTCGATGGCGCCGGGGCGGTTGTCGAGCACTCCAGGCCCTGAGCCGACGATCACTACCCGTTTGCCGGCGAAGACCGGCGCCACCTCAGCTCGGGAGACGAAGCGCATCAGAGAACCTCTTCACCATCGCGGACAACGCGTCCGGTGCGCAATTGTCCACCACGTGGTCGCTGCTTGCACGCTCCAAGATCTTCTTCGGCGTGATCTGGCGGACGAAGCCGGTGCTCGAGCGAAGCCCCAGCTTCGACCAGACCAGCGCCGCAGGCTTCTCCAGACACTCGGCCAGCGGCACGATGTAGGAGACGTAGCCCACGAACCCCGCCGCCACGCTGGCTACGTCCAGGAGCTGCGCCACGGTGGTCTCGTCGCGCAGGTCGACGTCCAGGCCGCGGAACTTGAACAGCGGCCGCCCGGCGCCGACCTGGACCTTCAGCACGCGATCGCCCAGCTGGTCGAGCACCTCCTGGATGCGCCGGCAGTCCGGCAGGAGCTCGTGGCCAACCCCGTCGGTCCGGCCCATTGGCGCGCGCGGGAGCTGCACCACCACGATCGGCCTGCCGTCGGCCTGCAGGCGGGCCACCAGGACCGGATCGGTCACGGTCCAGTCGAGGCGAAACTCCACCGGATCCTTCAGACCGGCCTGGATGCAGCAGTCCTGGAATTGAGTGGTCGGCCAGGAGCGCCGGCGCGAGTAGTGCGCCAGGACGTCGACGCCGACCCGCGAGAACGGAGCCAGCTCGATCATGCCGGCGTGCGGCAGGAAGACGTCCGGCCAGGCGGTGAGGACTTTCAGCCGCTCGCCCTTGGCCACCAGGTGGCGCACCACCGCCTGCAGGTACAGAGCATCGCCGATGCCCATGCCGCCCCGGATTGTTCTCACTCGGCAGTCTCCAGGTCCAGCGCGAGCGCCTGCTCGAGCGGCACGCGTTCGAAGCAATCCAGCGCGGTGCGCCGGGTGCAGTTGAGGACGCGCACGCCGGCGGCGTCGGCCATGCGCTTGGTGCGCTTGAAATGCCCTGGCCAGCGCGAGATCGACGCGCAATTGCCGAGGCCGCCCGGATGGTTGCCGTGCCAGTGCCGCTCGCCCTTCGGCCCGAACGTGCAGTCGAACCCGAGCAGGAGCACGCGCGCCGCGCCGCCGTGCACCGCCATCGCGATCGCGCAGGTGCCGCTGTTGCCGAAGCCACGAAACCAGCTGCTGCCATGCAGCGTCTCGATGCCGTAGGTGGTCCCGAGCTGCGACCTCGTGATGCGCCGGCCGGCGAAGTCGCGCGCCGACTCCTGCGCGTGCGTGAGGCCGGTTGCCGGGTCCTTGGTCGCCCACCAGCGCGCGTCGAAGCCGAACAGCATGTCCGCCCACGGAGCCATGCGGAACGTGGTGTTCGTGACCACCGTCGGAAGCCCGGCGCGGCGCACCAGGTCGACATCGGCCTGCGTGAGAGAGGGCCCGCTGGCCAGGCAGACCACCGTCCGACCTTTCCAGTCAGGCGCCGCCGCCTCCTTGGTCATCAGCCCTCGTTGACGCCGGTCGAAGCCAGGAACGTGACCTCGCGCCGCCCGCTGCGCGAGTCCGGCACCAGCGCCTCGAGGTTGTAGATGGTGCCGTCCGGTTGGGTCGCGCGCAGCGTGGCGTCGAAGCCAGGACGGTAGCGGGTGCTCAGCCTGCAGGAGACGCGCGAATTCACCATCTGCGCAGCGATCAGCTCACGCCCAGACAGGTACTCGACGCGGCAGGGCATGCGCGAATTCAGCTCGAACGCGTCGATCCAGGTCTCCACGGTCGCGCCATCGGAGTCCAGGTCGGTCACCTTCCGCTGGAACGTGAGCCAGTGCCGCAGGCCGCCAGCCTTCATGCCATCCCCAGACGCACCCGGAGCGGCCGCATCAGCGCGTCGGCGCCGTTCGGGATCGACGCGAGCGCCTTCTCGACGCTGTCCTCGCGGTTCGCGTACAGGTGTCCGAGCACCAGGAGGATCGCGGCGCGCAGCGAGCGCGGGAGCGGCGGCGCATCGGAGTCGGGATCCGTCTCGCTCTGGTAGCCCGCCCGAAAGCGAACCTTGACCGTGTTGGTCGCCTTCGTGACCTGCGGCCAGGACACCGCAGGCCAGAGCAGCACCGGCTGCTCCGGTGTGCCGTAGTCGTCGACCACGTAGGTCGACGGGTCCAGCTCGCCATCGGAGTCGTTCACCGCGGAGAAGGACTGCAGCTCAACCAGCGGCGGCCGCGGCAGCTCGATGGCGCCGGCCGGGAACGTGTCCAGCGCGGCCTCCCAGGTTCGCAGCAGGATCGATAGGCCTGTGAACTGCTCCGCGTGCGCCACGGCGGCGTCGAGCATGTCCAGGATCAGCCCGTCATCCGGGTGCGACTCGGAGTCGGAATCGCCATCGATCGCCACCACCTCCAGGTGCTGGCGGCAGGTCTCGATGCTCAGCAAGTGCCCGGTCGGGTGGACCAGGACCTTGGCGCGCGTGATGCGGACCGGATCAGCCATGAGAGCCCTCCTCGAGCTCGCGCGCGTCCTTGCCATCGCGGCCGCGCTTCACAGACAGGCGCCAGTCCGGAGACTCGCCAGGCTTGGCCTCGGTGTCGCGCTGCGCGATGAAGTACTGGCCGCCGAAGGTCACGCCGTCGCCCTTCTCCGCGCGCATGCCCGGCCTGAAGACGCCGCGGTCGAGCACGACGTCGAACTTCAGCGTGCGCACCATGCGCGAGTCGCCGGCGCCGAACGAGAACTCCACGGTCCGACCGTCCTCCAGGAGCTTCAGCTCCAGCTCCTCGAGCTGGAACGCGTCGCGGCCCGGCGCACCGTCCTTGCCGGCCATGCCCGCGGCGCCGTCCTTGCCGGCCGGACCCGGGTCGCCGCGCTCACCCGGAAGCCCGCGCTCGCCCGGAGCACCAGGAGCGCCATCCTTCCCATCGCGCCCATCGCGCCCGTCCGCCCCGTCCAGGCCCTTGTCGCCGCGCTCGCCGCGTTCGCCAGGGGCACCAGGGGCTCCGTCGCGTCCGTCGCGGCCGGCGGCCCCCACAGGCCCATCCCGCCCCGGCTCGCCAGGCATGCCACGCTCACCAGGCACACCGCGCTCGCCAGGCGCGCCATCCTTGCCGGCCGGACCAGCGTCGCCCTTCTCGCCACGCTCGCCAGGAGCCCCGCGATCGCCAGGAGCACCCGGCGCACCGTCCTTGCCCGCGATGCCCGGCTCGCCCTTCTCACCCTGGGGCCCGCGTTCGCCGGCCGGGCCAGGAGCGCCGTCCTTGCCATTGAGCCCCGGAGCGCCATCCTTGCCCGCAGGGCCGGCAGGACCTGCCGCACCGGCAGCACCGGGAGCACCGTCCTTGCCCATCGGGCCTTCGGGACCACGCTCGCCGACCAGGCCGGGCGCCCCATCTTTGCCGGCCGGGCCGGCAGGACCATCGGCGCCTCGAGCACCAGGTGCACCATCCTTGCCGGCAGGCCCCTCGGGCCCGCGTTCACCAGCCGCGCCGGGCGCGCCGTCCTTTCCTGCGACACCCGGAGCACCTGCAGGGCCGGGCTCGCCAGGGTCGCCCTTCTCGCCCTTCGGGCCGGCAGGGATCGCCTTGATCCGCTCGTCGACCGCGCGAAGCGAGGCATCGATCGGCGCCAGCTTCTTGTCGACGTAGGTCTGCAGGGCGGCGAACACCTGCTCGGCGAGTTTTTCGAGATCGCTCATCGCGTGGTCCTTACGTCGATTCCGTCGGCGTCAGCGTGACCGCGGTCCGCTCGCTGCCTGCCATTGTCGCGGAGACGACGACACCGGAGTCGTCGATGGCCTGGAACTCCACCGTGGCCGCGCCGCCACCCAGGTCAGCAATGGCGGTCTTGCCAGCGGCTACGGCGAGCAAGATGCGCAGCGCGTCGCCGGCAGTGTATGCGCCCTGCACCTGATCATCCAGGCAGGAACGCAACAGGAGCTCGGTGATTCCGGCGTTGATGTCGATGAGGTTCTGCGCCGCGCTCTTGCCGTTGGCCAGCGTGTACGCCCAGATCTCCGAAGCGGAAGCGCCCGAGCCGGAGCCCGGGCCGGTGCCGCCGTTGCCGAAGTAGCGTGAGCCGAACATGTCAGCTCAGGTCCCGCGTCACGGCTGAACGGTTGCCGTAGGAGTCGACCGTCGCGTCGATAACATCCTTGGAATCGGCCAGGTCGCGGAATACCGGGTTGAACGTGTCCAGGCCCTGCACCTTGCCGCCGAGCGCAGCGTTGTGCAGGCGGATCGACTGGCGCAGCGTGACCGTGCCTTCGACCACCTCGTCGTGCACAGCATCCGCGATCGCGGCCGCCGTCGGGACGTCGGACACAGCAGCAGGAGACGCCGGCAGCGCGTCGGTCTTGGCCTTGACCGCGTCCACCAGGAGATCCAGCCGGCCTCCGTTCGTCCAGTCGGTTTGCAGCTCGTTGGTGTCCGCCAGGATGGCCGCGATCTCCGTGTCCAGGTAGCCCGCAACGGTGGCGAGATTCGCCGCCGTGGCCAGCGCGGTGAGGCCCGCACCGGCGACGCCGATCTCCGCGGTGTCCACCAGGATGGCATCGACCACGCCGTCGATGACGTCGACCTTGCCGTCGAGCGTTGCCAGCGCGCTCGAGGTCGCCAGGCCCGACTGCAGCTCGGTGGTCAGGTCCGCCGCCGCGGCCGCCGCGGTCATGACGTTAGCCTGCATGGCGCCCACCGTCGCATCGATGCGCCCGGAGATGAGCGCGGTCGGCAGGCGCGCCTGAATGTCATTCGTGTCCGACTGCACCGCCGCGACGTCGGCGGAGAGGCTGGCGCCCGCCGGCGTGCCGAGCACCGCGAGCACGGCGTCGTCGGAAGTCCCCAGCGCGGTGGAGAGCTCCGCGTTCGTCGGCAGGTCGGCCAGCTGTGTGTCCAGGTTCGCCGATGCCAGTCCGATCGCCGCGCGCACGCCAGCGGCGTCGAGGCCGCCGCTCGAGGTCGGCGCATTCTGCAGCGCCGCCGCGGTGAAGATCTGCCCGTCGCTGGTCAGCTCCAGGGTTCCGTCGAGCTTGTCGGTGACCGCCTTGATGGCGGCCACTTCCGTGTCGACATAGCCGGCCACCGTCGCCAGATCGGCGCCGCTGGACCGGCTGCTGACGGTGGCGTCCAGGTTCGTCCCGAGGATGTAGCCTGCCTGCCCGGCGGTGTAGGAGCCCGGCAGCGCCGCCACCCACGGGTCGCCGGAAGCGCCGGCGGCGTTCAGAGCCTCCGCGGTACTGCCCGAGACAGCCGCGTGCGAGGCGATCGGCTCGTCCCACACCGCATCGGCAATGTCCGCCGCCGTCGGCCCGGCGGTTGCCGGAGCCTGCTGCAGCGCTGCGGTCGTGAAGATCCAGCCATCGCTGGTGTTCTCCAGCGTCGCGTCCAGCTTGTCGGTGGTGGCCTTGATCGCGCCCACTTCGGTGTCCACCGCGTCATCGATGGCGGCCAGCTGGGTGTCGAGGTTGGCAGACGCCATGCCGAGAGCGCCGCGGATCGTTGCGTCGAGGTCCAGCGTGGTCGAGTCTTCGTCGATCGCGGTGAGGGTGCGAGCGCCAGCCGCCCAAACGGCGGTGGTGTTCTCAGCCGCAGTCGGGAGAGCATCCAGCTGCGTGTCCAGATTGGCGGACGCCAGGCCAACCGCGGTGCGCACGCCGGCGGCGTCGAGCGTCGACAGACCGGCCTGGATCTCGGTCACTGCAGAGGCGGCCAGCGCGGTCGACGTCAGGACGTCGGTCTGCATGGCGCCGACGGTGACGTCCAGGCGTCCCGAGATCAGAGCGGCAGGCAGACGCGACTGCAGGTCGTTGGTATCGGACTGAACCGCGGCGACGTCGGCCGCCAGGCTGGCGCCGGCCGGAGTGCCGATCAGGTTGGACAGGGACGTGGTCGCAGCGATGATCAGCGACTGATCCGCCGGGTCGCTCGGCAGGTTGGTGGTCTTCGTGTCGATGGCTGCGAGCTGGGTGTCCAGGTTTGCGCTGGCCAGACCCACCGCAGCACGGACGCCTGCAGCATCCAGGCCGCCACCGGAGCTCGGCGCGTTCTGGAGAGCGGCGGCGGTGAAGATCTGGCCATCGCTCGTCAGCTCGAGCGTGGAGTCGAGCTTGTCCGTCGTCGCCTTGATCGCTGCCACCTCGGTGTCGACATAGCCGGTCAGGGTTGCGAGGTTCGCAGCGGAAGCGACAGCCGTCAGGCCAGCGCCCGCCGCTCCAATTTCAGCGGTGTCGACCAGGATCGAATCGACGATGCCGTCGATGGTGTCCACGCTCGCCTGCGAGGCCCGCGCGTCCAGGATCAGGTCGAGGCGGCCACCGTTGGCCCAATCCGTCTGCAACTCGTTCGTGTCGGCGAGGATGGCGGCGATCTCGGTGTCGAGATAGCCCGCGACCGTGGCCAGGTTCGCGGCGGTGGCGAGCGTGCCGATCTGCGTGTCGAGGTTCGCCGAAGCGAGGCCCACAGCGCCGCGCACTCCAGCGGCGTCCAGGTCGTTGAACCCGGTCACGCCCACGCCCTTGGCCAGGACGATGTTGGTGCCCGCCGTCAGTTCGCGCGTGGCGGTCGCCCAGACCGCGGTGCCGACCTCGGTGCCGAAGTCTGCTGCGGCCGCGGCGGCGGTGATCGAATTCGCCGCCAGCGCGTTCACCGTGGCCACCGAACCGTTCACGTTGCCGCCGACGTTGCCGGTGACCGAGCCGACAGCTCCGGTCACGGAGCCCACGGCGCCAGAGACACTGGCCACCACTTGATCGACATCGATGTTGGTCGCGGAGAGGTTTACCGCGGTGGTCGGGCTTCCGATGTTCGCCCAATCCAGGCCCGCCTCGCCGCCGGCGCTGACGTCGAGCGTTCGGCCCGCGACCGTCGCCTTCAGCGCGGAGTCCTTGCGCAGGGAGAACGAAGCGACACAGGAGCCGACCACCGACACGGAGTCGACGGTACCGGTCGTGATGACAGCTTCGAAGTGCGAACCCGCCGAGTAGAACGTCCCATCGGCGGAGGTATCGATCGCCAGGTGATGCAGGCCGGTCAGCCCGTCGAAGTCGACGGTCAGCGTGATCCCCGCGGTGCTCTGCGTGAGCGAGCCGTCCTTGTAGACCGAGACGACCGGCGTGCCGGCAAGCGTGAACGGAGCACCGGTGCTCGGACGATAGGTCGTGAACTTCGTGTACAGGACGCTGGCAGCGTCGAAGTCGCCTAGGTGCTTCATGATTCAGCCCACAAGAGGCGAGGCAGCGCCACCGCCGCGCCCGCTGAAGATGTTGACGACGACGCCGCCACCGCCGCCGCCCGACTTGCCGAAACCGAACGGGAGAAGCAGCATCGGAGATGAGAAGCCGCCGGAAGGCGCCGCCGCGGCCGGCTGCTGCAGCGGGATCGGATAGCCGAGACCCGGCAGAAGCCGCGTTTTCCCCTGCCTTCCGCCGATTCTGCTCGCCATGTCAGCCCCGAAGCGTCGTGAAGTGACCGGTGTAGGTCGTCGCCGTCGTCGCCGGCTTCAGGATCTCGAGGAAGGCGAGGCAGGCGTCATCCTGAATCCGCTCAAGCGAGATCGAAGTCGTCAGGCCGTCTTTCTCACAGCAGAAATTGGCGATGCCGCACGGCATGAAGGCGATCGCGTGTCCGATGGTGAAGGCGATCGCTCCCGTCGCCACTGACGCGCTGCACTGCATCTGCGTCAGATTCTTGATGCCGGAGTCTCCGCTCGCCAGCGGGCAGAACCACGTGCCGACAGGCTGATCGAGCCGGTTGATGATGTTGCTCGAGTTGCCCGTCACGCTCGGAAGCGTCGCGCCGGTGTTTCCGTCCTGATCGGTATACGTGCAGGTTGTCCAGTTGTGCGCCGTCGCGGGGAGCGCCGTCCTGCACTCGATCATCAGGAAATTGTTCCCGGCGTAGTCGTGCGCGCCGGGCGTCGTCGATTGGTAGCGCGTCGGCACGCCGGTAACGGCTTCCGTCGCCGTGCTCGCCATCGTCTTCGTTACCGAGAAGAGGCGATCGTAGAGAAGCAGCGTATTCGCTGCGACGGTCGAGAATGGGCTTCCGAAAACGAAGTGCTGAGTCTGCCCGCCGCTCGGATTGTCGAAGACGAAGGCACCGGTCGAAGCATTGGTCGGGATGGTGCCGCCTGGCGCGGCAGCACCGGCAGCGCCGGCCGCAGGCATGTTGCCCACATACCAGAGCGTATTCGTCGCGCCGACGACGCCGGTCGTGCCTGCCTTGTTGAAGTTGAATGTGCGATTGCCGCCGCCGAAGTAAGCCGACAGAGCTGCGTCGAGCGATCCGATCGCGCCGCGTTGCGAGCGCTTCACTCGCGCCATCCGCGCGCGCTCGCGACGCACTGCGCGCGAGACGATGTCCTCCGCCCGGTCGAGCGCACTCATCTCGAAGCCGGCATCGATGGCGCCGACGAAGTCTCCGTCGCCGCATGCGAAGACACGACCCGGCACGCCGGCGACAGCGATCGGCCGGCCCGGCCAGCGCGCGGCAGGGTTGCACATTGCAGCGGAGATCTGCGCGACCTTCTCGGCGCCGAGCCAGCGCTCGAGGCGCCCGGGGTTCGTGTGTTGCATCGCTGTCCTCAGGGTTTGCCGGCGAGCGCCGTCAGCACGTCGGCCCCGGTCGTGAAGGTGCCGGGGTTCGTGAATTGCTGCGTCGTGTCGTCGCGTTTGTAGACGACCAAGTCGGCGCCGGAGACTTCGGCGCGCGTCGCTTGAGCACTGACCTCGAGCCACTCGACGCCGGTGACGAGTGCCTCGTAGACGTTCGCCTGAAGCACTATGCATTCGACCTTGCAAGCCAGCGCGCCGGCCACCTTGACGAAGACGACGAGCGGCCCGGGTGTATCGGTGTCCGTCGCGTCGAGCACGAGGTAATAGACGCCGCCCGACATGTGCGTCGCGCCGCTTGAATTCTTGTCGACGAGAGAAGTCGCGCCGCGTTTCCAGAGCTTGACGTCTGTATTCGCGATGGTGAGCGCAGTCTCGGCAGTATCTCCGTCGGTGGAGTCGACGAAATGCCCGATCGGGATCTGCTGCGATGCGGTTGCGAGCTTGAGAGGAATCATGCGATGCCCTGCTGCCGGTAGTGATGCATAAATACGCCGATGAGACTCGCGACAGCCGCCTCTTCAAAACCTACAGCCGCGAGCACCAGATTCGACGCACCCGATGCCGTCATATCCGTAGAAACTGTACCCGTTGCGTTTAGGCCGGTGTAGACCTCAGCCGCAGCAGATGTCCCCCAATCGGCTAGCTCGGTGAACGAGGCTCCCGGTGTCCACGTTCGATCATTCGTCGATGTACCAATCGCAAACACTGGCCCGACTGTGGAGCCCATCGCGACGCTGGCCGTCGCCACAGTTGCGGAGAGCGGCACAACACCGTCTTCATCTATCGGCGCCTGATTTTTCAGGCCAGAGACTTCAATCTGTATGACATGCTTGTATCGAGTCGCTACGTCGAAGCCGACCGTGCACACGTTAGAACCGTCTCCGGTGATGTTGTGGCAGTAAAACCATCGGGCAATAGCGCCACCGCCGCCCGCCCCGTACTGCGTCAGTGCTGTGAATGTGTTCCCCGCCGTGTCTGTGCACGAGTCAATTACTGCGACCCCTAAACCCTCCTGAGCGACGACGCCGACTAGAAGAGAGTTTCCGGTCGTTGTGCTCTTCGCGCTGGTCGCGACTGACGTATTCGAAGACCCGTCATATCCAGTAGCTGAAGTGCCAACGATCGCCGCCGTCATAAGCCTAGCTGATCGTCGCGATCAGCGCATCTAGGTTCGTGCGGAACGTAGCGAGTGCCGCGGTGTCGAAAGTCCGATAGACGGGGATGCCGTTGCTCGCCAGAGTGAATGCGAGCTTGAATCCGCCGCCATCCTGCGGGAAGTTTGCGACGATCCATGCAACGACCGCGTCAATCTGCGCCACCATCGTGGTGTATTCGGTCGCAATGTTCAGAGCACCATTGTTTTCCTGGGCCTGCGCATAGGTTGCGAGTCCCGGCGTCGCCGCTAGTGTCGACATCTCTGACTTCGACCGAGCCAACATCGCCGCATAGTTCAGGATTCGATCCGCTCCGACCACGCCAGCAAGGGAAAGCGCACGCAGGCTAACCGATTGCGAGCGCACGTCGTTTGCGCGCCCCTTAAGCAGCCGATAGGCATCGGCGAGGTTTTGATTTGAAGCCGGGAACGGCATAGCGGTGCCTCCGTTTCATTGAGCGCGCGCCGCGGGTTGCGTCTGCGGCGCGCGGAGGATCACGGTGCGACGTTGACGGCCGCGGCGTCGGTCTCGGCGTCCTGCACGTTCAGCGAGTCGGTCGCGGCCTGCACCTTCGCGACGACGGTGCCCAGCGAGTCGGCGATCTCCTGCAGTTGCTCCGGCGTCGCTCCGCCGGCGTTCTGCAGAGCGACGAGCGCGTCTTTCGTCGTGTTGGCGACGACGATCAGCGCGTCGGTCTTCGTGTTGGCTTCTTCGACCTGAGCCGAGAGATCGGTCACGGTCGTGTCGAGTGCGGCGACTTGCGCCTTCAGTTCGTCGAGGGTCATGATGAGCCTTTCGAGTTGCGGTGAGTGAAACGAGAAGCGGACGTTGATGTCCATCAGGGGGCTACCTTCTTGCAGAGCGTGACCTCGGATGCAGGCCCTCCGGAGAGCGAGCAGTAGGTCGAGGTCCCGCTGGTTGCTTTGCCGGCGGCGCAATCGCATGGCGCGTTCGCCGCTGCCTTGCGCCCCGAGATGATGCCACCGAGAGCGCCGTTCTTGAGCGTGTACAGCGTGAAAGTTCCGAACGGCGGAGTCCGCCAGACGTCGACAGGCGGGGCGATCGGCGTCGGCGGCGTGCACGTTCCGGTGACGGTAGCGCCAGGCAGCGGCGGCAACGCGATGCCTTGCTGACAGGCGGCGAACAGAAGCGACTCCCACTCGAATCGATCCTGCGAGCCGACCGGTGGGACGATGCGCCCGGTTGTGAGCATCGCGTCCAGGGCTGCAAGTGGATCCGGAGCCTCGAGAATCGAGCGCGCGGCCGCGACCAGAGCAGCGCCGTTGACGGTACGGTACTTGTCGAGAACCGCGTGCGTCTTGAGCCTCCACACCTCGCCGGGGCCCCCGTTGAACGTTCCGGTCCGGCACCAGACGGCGTGCCACTCGCCCTTGATTGGCGGCACGATGCCCTGCATCAGCTGGCCGCCGGAGAGCTCGATCGGAACCCAGGGACTGGCGGGAAGACACCACGGCGCCGAAGCGACCTGTGCCGAAGCGACCTGCGCCCAAAGCGCCAGGAGGAAACTGAGAACGAGTCGCATGAAACCTCCGATCACCAGCCCGACGGAAAGTAGCTGTTCCCTGTCCCGCCGCTGTTGCCACCCTGCTGCACGATGACGCCGCCGCCCATTCCGTCGCGGCCGGGTTCTCCTTTCGGGCCTTTGAGGTCGACCGCGTCGCCCCAGGAGCCGTCGGGCTGTTCGAACTGCAGCCTCGTCTCGCGCCAGCGATGCGCCGGCACCGGGCCCACAGGACCCCGCGGGCCGGCCTCGCCACGAGGCCCACGCTCGCCGGCCTTGCCTGCAGCTCCGGGAGCGCCGGCGAGGCCGCGCGGCCCGATCGGTCCGCGGTCGCCGGGTGCGCCTCGAGCGCCGGCCGGACCGGGCTGGCCAGGATCGCCATCCGCGCCGTCGCGTCCGGGCGCGCCAGGCGCACCGTCCAGGCCATCCTTGCCGTCTCGACCGTCGCGCCCGTCACGGCCGCGCAGGGCGGCACGCTTAGGCTTCGGAGGTTGCTCGAGCGATTCGTCGGGTGAGGGCATCGCCGAACTCCTGCAGGCGGGCGGCCGCCTCTTCCTGGACCTGCCGCTCGTGCTCTGCGCGCGCGTTCATCCGCTGTTCGACCTCGGCCACGGAGGCAGAGATCAGCCGCGAGACTTCGGCCAGTGACGTCTCCGCGTCGGCCTTGACGGTGGCGATCACCTTGCCGATTCCGGCCTCCACAGCGCGCTGGACGTCCTCGGCGGACGCCGGGTCCTCGCCGTCCTCGGGCGGCACCGGCGCGGGAGCCGGAGCCGGCGTCGCGGCGACCTTGCCGAACGGGTCCGCGCTGGAGTCGCGCTTGGCCAGCGCCGCGAGCGAGTAATTCTGCTGCTGCACCATCGGCGAGTCGCCGCCTTCGGCCTCGGGCAGGTTGAACTTGGCCCGAGCCTCGTTCGGAGAGGCAATGCCACGCTGCACCTTGACGCCCTCCACTTCGGCCAGCGTCTTGGAGTCCATGCGCAGGAGGTCGTCCAGGCAGAACTCCGTGCGCAGGTCGGTGCCAGCGATGCCCAGACCCTCGTCGAGCACGGCCTCGATCGCCTCGAAGTGCTTCTGCAAGCATTGGTTGTAGTACTGCTGCCACAGCGCCTGCACGTTGTCGAAGGACGGAAGATCGCCCACGCCGACCATGAAGCCAGGCACGTGAAAAGCGCTGCAGATCCGGCGATCGGAGAGCTCCAGCTGCTCGGCCTGCTGCGCATCGGTGGCGTTGATCGCCATCGACTCGTACTTCAGCGAGTCGCCGAGCACGGCCACCTTGCCGAGGTTGTCGGCGGTGTAGTTGCTCTCCCACTCGCGCTTGAGACGCGCGGCGACCTCGTCGCTGATCGCAGCCGGCGCGGTGAGCACGCCGCTCGGCCGCGACATGTTCTGGAAAAACTTCGCCGCGGCGCCGTCGATCTTCAGACCCAGCGTGGCGGCCACGCCGCACGCGAAGATGGGAGACGTCCCGACGAGCGGGTGGAACAGGCACTCCATGCGGTCGTGGATGATCTCGCTCGCCGGCACCGCCGGCAGGTCGACCGGCAGCGTCGAGAGGTCGTCGCTGTTCAGCTGGTAGAAGACGGCGCCGTTGGGAGCCACCAGGGGCTGCACGCGTGTCGGGTCCAGCACGTAGAGCTTCACCACCACGCGGCGCGCGTCGCGCACCTTCAGCACGTAGGCGTTGCCACGCTGCAGCTTGGAGATCATCCAGACCTCGATGAACTGCTGGCGCGTCTGGTAGTGGTTGGGCTTGCGCAGCACCGGAGAGAACGCCGGGTTGTTCGTGACCTCCCAGTAGCCGTCGTCGTCCTCGCGCATGCGCAGCTCGAGCCCGACCTTGGCGACGTCGCTGGCGATCAGCGTGATGCAAGAGTAGACGGTCGGGTGGGAGAGCACCTTGTCGTGCACCACCTCGATGTCGCGCTGGAACTCCAGGTGGTCGCCAAACCAGGAGAAGCCCACGCCCCGTCCGTTGACGGGCACGTTCGAGAGCATGCCGGCCTTCTGCAGCAGCGAGGTCAGGCCGCGGCGCAGCGCGGGCGCGAACTTCACCGGCGCGAACTTCACTCCGGAGCCCCGGTCAGGTCGCGCCGGGTGTAGCGGCGGCGCGAGGGAGCGGCGTCGGCCGCCGGCGAGGTTTCGAGCTTGCCAGGCTCGGGCTTTTCCTCGGTGCCTTCTTCGGAGACTTGCGTCTCGCTGGCGCCAGGGCGCGAAGAATCCTGTGCTGTGTCGGTCGAAGCCTGCGCCTCGAGCGACTGCGTGCGGTAGCCCTTGCCGCGCTTCGTCGCCACAGGCGGAACGGAGATCTCGGGCAGGGGCTCGGGAACTTGGATGTGCCGGGTGGCGAAGCCCACCGCGCAGAGGGTGCGCGCATCGGACTCGCCGCGGGCGTTGAACTGCTCTCCGGCGACCAGGCGGCGGCCGGCGTAGGGGAAGCCGCGGAGGGCTTGGAGGGGAACGGACATCGGGTCCTCCTGTGGAAAGGCCCGGGCATCGCTGCCCGGGCCGGTTTCAGGTCAGAAGACCTCGATCAGCTGACCACGCCGCCGTACTCGGCGTTGCTCAGCACCACCACCGCGCCGGAGCGGCGCTTCTGGTAGTTGATGCGGCGCACCACCTTGAAGCCGACCGACTCGGTTTGCCACAGGTTCACCAGGTTCGCGGTCGCCGCTGCCGGCGTATCGCTGGCACCGGTCGGCGCGTCGTCCTGCTCGAGCGTCGCGGTGTCGGTCATCGAGATCTCGATGCCGGAGTCGCCGATCTTCCAGATGTCGCTGGGCTTCATCAGGATCCAGTCGCCGCCCGCGACGTTGTCGCCGGTGTAGACCTGATCGCCGAGCAGCGTGCCGCCGCTGGCATTGAGGCCCACGAACTCCGGTTGGCCCAGGGCGTTGACCAGGAGCGACAGCGCCTTGGCCATCGACGGGGTCATCACCTGCACCAGGCCGCTGGCGTTCTTCGCCGCCAGGAACGGAGCGTACAGCGACATCAGGTCGGCGCGCACTGCCGCAGCGTCGGCGCCCGAGGGCACCAGCGGCGTGAGGCCATTCAGCAGGCCGGCCGGCGAGACGCCGGCGACCGCTGCGGCGCTGCCGAGGAACGTGGTGTCCACGCGCTGCGCGCTCGCCTCGGCAATGCAGTCGCGGATCCACTGCTCGGCGGACGGCTGCGAGTCCTGGATCAGCTCCTTCGAGCTGACCGCGATGGCGCCGACCTTCAGCGGCGTGAGCTCGACGTCGGAAGCGTCGGCCTTGGTCACCGGGATGGACTTCGACTCGCCCACCCAGTAGCCGGTGGCCGCGCCGTCCTGGCCCTTGATGTGCACGCGCGCCGGGACGGAGCGCAGCGGCAGACGGTCGAAGACGGTCATCGAGTACAGGAACTCGATGAAGTCGCCGGTGTAGCGCGTGTCGGACTGCGCCAGCTCGGCGCCCCACTCGCCGGAGCCGGTGCCAGCGCCGGCCACGCCCGCCTTGATCCAGTTGATCAGGTTGGGGTGGGTCTTGCCCCAGCGGTGCTGCGCGATGTCGATCGGCGAGACGTAGCTGCCCTGCTTCATCGCGATGAACGCGGCCGCCTTGGCGATCGCGGCACGGATGTAGCTCTGGCCCTTGAACTTGTCCTCCGGGTCGGTCTTGCGCACGAAGCCCACCGGGCCACGCGACTCGCCGGCGGCCTTGGAGTTGTCGCCGCTGACCGGACGCGCGGCGGCGCCGTTCAGAGCCTCCAGCGACTTGGCGCGGATCTGGTCGTCGATGGCGTCGACCTCGGCGAGCAGCGCGTCGAACTCCTGCGCCTCGTCCTGGGTCATGCGACGCTCGGCGGACTTGGCCAGCGTCTGCAGCTCTTCCATGCGCGCCGTCTTGGTGGTGCGCTGCTCGCGGAACTCGGCGAGCTCCTGGTATGCGGTTTTCATGGTCGGTCCTTTCCCCGTGGGGGTTTGAGTGCCGCGCGAGGCGGCGTTCTTGGTGGCCCCCGGGACGCCGGGCGGAAGTGCGGAAGCCCGACCATCGTGGAGCTGCCGGTGGCCAGACGCGGCCTGCAGCGCCAGATCGGCGGACTTGATCGCAAGGATGGTGGCCTGCTCGTTCGCCGGGATGGTCACCGCGGAGAGCTCGAGCCAGGCCCACTTCATGATCCGGTACCCGAAGGTGCCCTCGATGCGCGCCGTCTCCTTGGCGTTGAAGCCGATGGACAGCCCGCGCACCAGGCCGGACTTGATGTACTGCCAGTAGGACTTCAGCGCCTTGGCCAGATCGCTGTCGGGGTCGTCGTTCATCGACGCGACCTCGCCCTCGACCTCGATACCGGAGTCGGTCACGCGGGCCTTCGTGATCCAGCCGATGGGGTTGCGCGAGTCGTGCTGCCAGAGCAGCGGCAGCGGCAGCTTGAACTCAGCGCCCTTCGGTTCCACGATGTCGCCCATGCGGTCGGTCTCGGGAGTCGAAGCGATGCCGGAGAAACGCCGCTTGCCGCCGTCTTCGGTGGCCGCCTTGATCTCGAGCGTGGAGTAGGCGCGCTGGTTCATGAGGTACCTCGGCCAGCCGGCCGGCAGTTCTGACAGGCGCGAGGATACTGCGATTTCAGACGAAAAAGGACTGGAACTTCTTCTCCGGCTCGGCGGACAGGCTCGATCCGATGCCCATCAGCAACGCGACGAAGTCGTCGATCTTGTCCGCAGCGCGCCGTTTGTCGGGCGCGGTGTTCATGTTGACGTCGCGCCGCGCCACCAGGTTGGACGCGCACCAATTGAGCACCGGATCGTTACCGTGCGAGAGCATGCCGGAGGTATAGGCGCGCTCCAGTTCCTGCATCGCCGGGTGGTAGGAGCGAGGGCCCTGGATGAACTCCGCCATCGGCACGCCGTCGGCCTGGAGCTTGGCGACCAGCTGCGCGGCGTTCCACTTGTCGTAGCCGACGTTCACGATCTTGAACCGCCGGTGCGCAGCGAGGATGTGCTCGCGCACCAGGTCGTAGTCGACGACCTCCTGGCCAGCTTCGATCAGGTACTTGGCCTGCACCCAGGGCTGATACGGGACCAGCCCGCGCTCCGTCCGGTTCTTGATCGCGGCCGCCGGCACGAAGCGCCACCCATGCGTGAACCACCGCTCTCCGACCTTCCACACCAGCCTGAACGAGCAGAGATCGGTCGTCGAAGCCAGGTCGAGCCCGCCCCAACACTTCACTGACCTCAGCGCCTCGAGGTCGACGGGCCCGGAGCACGCCCGCCACTTGCTGAGGTTCACCCAGCCGCCGGCGACAGACGACCGGCGATTCAGTCGCTTGATCTTGAACTCGGCGTGCCGGCCGGGCATGGCCTTCGCCTCGATCGCCTCCTTCCGGATCTCGTCGAGCAGGATCGGGTTAACCTCGATCAGCGGGTTGGCCTTGATCCAGGTGGACTCGTCGAAGTCTTCGTCCGCCGCCAGGCCGGCCTCCTCGTCGGCCTCGTCGACCGCGTAGTAGATCGCCAGGAAGTGGTCCGCCTCCACGATTCCCTGCAGGACCTGCTCAGCGAAGTGCCGCAGCTCCGGCCAGGGCCCAGGCGACTCGTAGCCTTCGGTTGTGGTGAACAGGAACAGCGGGTTCGAGCGCGCGCCGGCTGCGGAGCGGAGCACGTTCAGGAGGTCGTGCGTCTTGTGCGCGTGGATCTCGTCCAGGATCGTGGTGGAGGGGTTCAAGCCGTCCTGGGTGCTCGCCTTTGCATTGATGGGCTTGAACTCGCCGCCGTTCGAGTAGGACGGAATCGCGTTGGCGAACGCCTCCACGCCGAACGCCTGCTGCAGAGCCGGCGTCTTCTCCACCATGCGCTTGGCCACGTTGAAGACGATACGCGCCTGCTTGCCGGTGGTCGCGCCGGAGATGACCTGCGGCCCGAGCTC